CGACGCAACAGCCCATCGGTGCCTGCGACCATCAGCAGAGCTTCGAGCGGTATGTCGTGGATTTCAATGATTTTAAGACGTTGCACTACGCGGGGAACACCGCGTTAAACATGCGGGCTCCGATCAACGGTCAAGCCATGGTTCAGATGTGGATTTCAGGAGAAGAGGTTCAGCAGAACGACCCCACGTATGGCTGGCAACTCCTTATCGACCCTGACCGAATCGATGCCGTCAACTCGACCGACGTGTTCTACAAAATAGAGTTCCTTAAGCCCGTTCGTTTCGTTGTGCCGCTGATCGAGGTGTCGTACCTAACCATACAGGGGTACTGCCTGAAGTGTAGCGCAATGGGTTTCCTAAACGATTTCAAAAATGCAGCCAACGGGAGCTTTTTGCACGTCACCCAGCAGACGAAACTGGCGCAGAAGGGGCTCAAGTGGATTTTGACCTCTCAGTGCACCTTCTACCCCACATTTGTTTGCCCGCTTAAGAGTTATGTGGGCAAGAAATTGGGTATTCAATTAACAGACACCGACATTCAGAATGCGGTGCAGACCGCCTTGAACACGATGCAACAGGTGCAACAGGCTCAGAACACGGTTCAGACGCTCGACCCACTGGAAATGATTAAAGACATCCAATACGTGACGGCACAGGTTGCCACGGACGATCCGACAACCATACAGGTTGCGGCCATGATTACGACTTTCAGCGGCACGTCAGTTCCCCTGTCGTTCCAGATGGCGGTAAACTAAATGCCTACACCGATCACTAGCTTGACCCCACTTACGTTGGTGACGCCGCAACTTCCCACGAACGTTCAGACGATCTCCGTAGACTCATCGGTGCTCCCGGTCACGGTTATCGCCGACGTGAATACAACTCGTATTGAAATATCCGCCTACAACACGACCTACGCGGTGACGACATTTACTTCCGCGACGGTCAATGGGGTGACTCAAAACACGTTCTCCTTTAGCGTGCCTTTGGTTCCTACGGTTGAAGAAACCACAATTCAGATCGTCGGGCGAAACTACAATCCCTACGGTGTGTGGGCTTCCCTGACCGCGATCCCAACAGGATACACTTTCGTTGACCCCAACGGTAATGTGCAGGTCGCCACAGTCGGCGGCGTGACTGGTGCAAACCAGCCCACGTGGAATTTAGCATTGGCTGGAACCACTTCCGATGGCAGCGGTCTCACAATAATCACGTGGACGAACCTCGGACCTCTTGCGGTTTCCGCAACCATCAAGTTCTCGCTGATCTTTTTCCAGAGCAACCTCGCCGTCCAGTTCGGCCCGCCATCTGGTATTCAGGCATTCAAGGATCAGACAGATTGCACCCTTCAGTGGGTCACTCCGTCGTTTACAACCCCGAACATCAGCCTTGTCGGGGTGCGAGTTCTGCTTTCGACGGACCCCGCAGGCATCAATCCGCCATTCGTTCAATTCGGCGATCTGGTGCAGGACATTTCAAGCTCCGTCAACACGGTGATTGATTCTGAAACGACTACATCCACGGTCGGCAACACGACCGTTACCACCACCTCTTCGACGACGATGCCGACGAATTACAGTACGGTGGATGTGCCCTCGTCGTTCTTTGGCGCTGCCCCAGAGTTTTACGCGATGTTCTCCACGGTCATTCAGGAGACCAACCCCAACTCAACCACCATCTATGAATCTCAGCAGAACGGTCCTCTGACTTGCGGGTTCGTGAATCTTCAGGTAGTCAGCCCCACGGATTTCCCCGTGCTCCAACGTCAGCAGGACATCGCGGGTCGAATCATAGCTCAAATTTTGCGACAACAGCCGAACCTAGACCTGTCGCCGCGTTCCGAAATTCGTGACGCGATTGTCGATCCGGTCGCTGTAGAACTGTCGAACATGAGCGTTCGTGAGTGGTTCTCTCGCTGCTCCACGTCCATCTCGGCTATCAGCCAGATTGACAATGCAAGTGGCAACGGAGTATCTGATCCATTCAACACCAGCCCGTACAAACAGCAGATCGCTCGTGCCTACGGTTTGAACGCCAGCAACACTCAAACCCTGATCGACACCCAGTTCAATATCCTCGGCGAGCAGGCTGGTTTGACTCGCGGCGGGGCGACCGACTCCACCACAATCCTGACGTTCTTCACGTACACACAGCCCACGCAGAGCATTACGATTCCTGAAAACGCGACGGTCGCAACCATCGCAGATGCCAGCACGCCCGCTTTGAACTTCATCACCCGTGGGTCGGCGGTGCTCAACGTCGCTAACCTGAACTCCTATTACAACGCGGTGCAGGGTTGGTGGGCGGTGACCGTACCAGCGGAGTGCACCACAGCAGGCTCCGTAGGCAACGTCGGTGCGGGTACGATTCGCTCGATTGTAAACGGTCTTCCTGCGGGCATCAACGTTACGAATCTCGTGGCGGCTCAATACGGTTCCGACCAACAGTCCAACTCGCAGTTTGCCGCTTTGATTCAAGCGCGTCTCGTTACTGGTATCGACTCAAGCACACGCCACGGTTACCTCGTAGCTGCCCTACAGACGCCGGGTATCATATCGGCTATCATCGTGGCGGCTGGCGATCTGGACATGATCCGTGATTGGGACCCAATCCGCCAGAAGCATGTTTATGGTTGTGTGGATATCTACACTCGGGGCACGACGCTTACCCAGCAGAACAACAGCGTCACATTCACATACGGAAACGTGGGGACCTATGGCAACCTACCGACGTACCTGCCTCTCACGTTGAGCGATCCGCAGTTGATCCGTTTCAACATTCCATCGTTCAGCACCCTGACTTCCCCTATCTACACGGCCGTAGAACTTGCCGTGACCCGAGGATCGAGCACTTTCTACCTCGGCATTGAACGCGCTCAAATCGATAACGTGGGCGGGAATGTCTTTGTCAACCCGAACGATCTGTGCTATCAGTATGTAGGCTCGGGGGCTACCACGGCTAAGGTTCCGCAGCTTATCAACGGTATTCCAGCGACCAACAAAGTTGCCGTTGCCGCTCTCGCGAGTGCTTCGGGCTCCTATACTTTCGGGCTATTCGCACGACTTCAGTCGTCGCTGCTTTACACCCCGCCGCTTCAGCCTATCATCTCCATAGACTCGGTTGTGGGTCAGACCGGGGAGACGGGGATTGTAAATAGCAATCTGGTTGAACTCATTCACACTTCAGATTTCCTGTTGCTCGGAGGCTCGAACGAGGCGGGAGATGAGGTTAACGTATCGGCGACAACGAGTGCCCCCGTTACCAAGACAATCACGGCGAGTACGGCAACCCCCGCCATTATCGACATCGCCATGGACGTGCCGCTCAGTGCCACTGGCGTGCCGCAGAACATCTTGTCGGTGTTGAGCACCGACCTTTCGACCTCCTACACTTGGGGCGTTGATTACACCATCGTTCCACTAGACACCTACCACACCTACGGATTGAACCTGCTGACCTCCTCAACGCCGATCACTAACATCGAGATTTCAGGCGACGTGCTGACGGTAACTACTCCGAATAATTTTGGTCAGGGTGCGAGTGTCACCTTAAGCCAGCTTGGGGTCGCCACATTCCTGAGTGGTCAAATCGTTATCATCGCCACAGCTTCCCCGTCGCAATTTACGGCGGCTTATTCGAGCGCAGATTATGCGTCGGCTCCAGATTCGGGCTTTGTCACTGGGTCCGCCATCCAGAACTTCGAGCAGGTGGTGGTCACGTACAACCAATTTACGGTGTACGAGCGTCCATCCCTCATCACAGGCGAGCAACAGGTCCTCAACGGGGTGATACCGACACCGTTAAACAACGCCTTCAGCTTCGTGGACAATATCTGGTTGCCCGAGAGCTATGCTCCGGGTGTACCAATTTACCCGCCAGATCAGTACCACACGCTCACGCTCGACGGCTGGGACGGTCTGTACAACGCTACGGACGGTGGGTTGGATATCACGGGTTCGGCTGCGGCATCGGCCGCCATAGTGGACGGCGTTACCATCGGGTATACGACCTTGGTGGGTGCCCAAGTTCCGTACCTCAACCGCTACATCAAAGTCACCTATAACCAAGGTCAGTTCAATCTGGTCATGCGTGAGAACATCGACTTTACGCTCAGCCAAGACCCGGTTACGAATGCATGGGAATTGACTCGTATCGGCACGGGCGGCATCCCAGATGGGGGAACCGTTACGGTTTCTTATTTCGCTACAGAAAATTTCACGATCAGCACCGAGTACCCCGCTTACGTGCAGGTTCTCGCCAACGAGATCGCAATCACCAAATCTGCGGCGGCAGACGTGATTATCAAAGCGATGGTCGCGAGCCCAGTGGACATCACGATGACCGTTACACTTCAGGCGAACGCTTCGACTGAGGTGGTTGATCCCCAGATTCGCACGGCTATCAGCATCGTGCTCGACAACGCACAGGGTACGCTTTACCAGTCGGAACTCGTCAGTCAGGTTCAGGCGATTACAGGTGTCACCAGCGTTTCGTTGCCACTGCTCCGCTGTGCAAAGGCCGATGGTTCGTATGATATCGGAGTTGTCATCCCCACGGATACCGTGTGGATTCCATTGGTTCAAGACCCGCTGTTCGCCCCATTGGGCGCTGGTGCTTTGCCTGCAAACAGCTTTATTACATCGCTGGATGTCCTGCCAGACACCACCATTCCATCTGGTGGGCAAGCCAACGCAGTAGTTGACCTGTTCTACCAAGGACAGCTATTCCGTCGAGCATCGTCGGTCGCAGACTTCTTGGCAAACAGCCCAGCGGCACAGCATCTCGCCAGCACCGCCGTACCCGGGTCGTTCTATATCTTCGGTGAG